ACTCACATCACGCTATTTAGCAGCGATTTTTGACTATCCGTTCAATGTTGCAGGCGTTGGCAAAATCATCGCGCCTGTATCGAGCGGAAACGCCAAAGCGTTGCGGGTAGTCAAGAAAATGGGCTTCGTCGAGGAAGGTCGCATCAAGGATGCGCGTCCTGATGGAGATTTTGTGATGTTGACGATGACACGCGATGCGTGTCGTTACTTGGACGCGAGATATGGGCAAAAAGTCACCGAAGCCGCCCCCGGCACCTGATTACGCGGGTGCTGCACAGCAGCAGGGCATCGCCAACCTAGAGGCAGCGCGGCTCACGGCGCGGCTGTCGAATCCTAACGTCATCACCCCGCTTGGCGGGCAGCGCGTGACCTTCGGGCGTCCGCAGTTCAATCGTGCGGCGTATGACGCTGCGATGGCGAATTGGCGGTCGCGTCAGCCGCAGGCTACCGGCGCGCCGGCTACCGGCACCCCGCCCCCCTCTGCCCCTGTTGATATCGGCGGTGGCGCGATGCAGCCCGGTGGCGGCAGTCAGCGCGTGGAGATGGGCGGCGAGCCTATGGGCTTGTATGGCGGTATGAAAGCCGAAGGGATGCCCGCTGCGCGGCGTCAAGCGTTGGGATTGGACGATGACCGGGAGTTTTCGCAGGGATTCACCACGCTGCCCACCGGGTCGCAAGTTCCGACCGCGATGCTTCTCGGCGGCGGTCGCCTTGATGCGTCCGGCATGGGGCCGGGGCAGATGCAGCGGTTTAATCAGGGCTACGGCGGCGGCGAGTACATGGGCGATGTGATGCCCACCCGCGATATGTTTACCGAAATGGTGGACTTGGATACGCCCATGATTGAGCAGTATCTAACTCCCGAGGCGCAGGCGACCCTAGAGGCGCAGCAGCGGGTAGAGCGTGCGCTGTCCGGCCTCGGTGAGCAGGCCATCGGGCGCGTGTCGGATATCTACGGCACCAACTTTACCCCGCAGGGGCTTCCGGCGCAGCAGTTCCAGTTCGGCGGGTACGGCGACATTGGCGAGGCTCCGGATCTCGGCGCGATGGGTCAGGCCCGGGCGGGTGTGAACGCGCTGCCGGTCAACTTTGGCCCCACGGCGGGGCAGTACGGACTCGCGCAGGGTGGCGTAGGCGCTCCGTCGCTTCGCGGTCAGTACGACCTCACGGGCGTGGGCGATGTTGCCCGCGCACCGGGCGCTGCTGCGGCGATGCAGGGCGGGCCTACGGCTCCGGGGCTGCAGGGGCAGTTGGATACGTCCAACCTTGCCGCGATGCCCGTAAACGCCGGTATGACGGCGCAGCAGGCCATAATGTCGCGCCTTGACCCACAGTTGCAGCGTCAGCGGGCGCAACTTGAAACGCAGTTGGCGAATCAGGGTCTTGTCCGTGGCGGCGAGGCGTTTAACGCTGCCATCACGGAGCAGCAGCAGCAGGAAAACGACCTTCGGACGCAAGCGGCGTTGCAGGGATTGAACCTCGATATGGCGGCGCGTCAGCAGGGCTTGGGCGAGGCGCAGGCGTTGGGTGGGTTTGCCAATCAAGCGGCTCTGGCGGGCTTTGGCGCGGGCCAGCAGGCCACCGCAGCGCAGAACGCGGCGGCGCAACAGAACTTCCAGAACGCTCTTGCGCGTCAGGCTGCGGAAAACCAAGCGCAGGGGCAAGCGTTTGGGCAGCGGGCGCAGGCCGGTCAGTTTGGCAACGAGGCGCAGTTGGCGGCGTTCCAAGCGGCGATGCAGAATCAGGCGGCTGGCAATCAGGCCATCGCGCAGAACTTCCAGCAGGGCATCGGCGCTGCGGGGGCGTACAACACCGCTGCCGGTCAGCAGTTCGGGCAGGATATGGATATCGCAGGGCTGTATAACGCTGCCCTCGCGCAGAACCAGCAGACGGCGTTGCAGCAGGCGCAGGCTCGTGCGGCGATGCAGGGTCAGCGGTTCAATCAGGCGCAAGCGGCGGCATCGTTCCAGAACGCGCAGCGTCAAGCGGCGTTGCAGGAACAGTTGGCGTTGCGGTCGCAGCCGCTTAACGAGATTGCGGCGATCATGGGCGGCGCACAGGTGCAGATGCCGCAGTTCCAAGCCTATCAGGGCGCGGATGTGGCGGCGGCTCCAATCTTCGGCGCACAGCAGGCGGCGGGTAACTTCGCGCAACAGAACTACGCTAACCAGACTGCGGCGTATAACGCTCGTATGGGCTTGTACGGCAATCTGGCGGGCGCGGCTGGTTCTTACTTCGGGGGTTAAGGCATGAATCCGATGAACACGATGTACGCGGGGCAGGCCGACCCGACCAAGCCGCAAAAACTCGCGCAGTTGCTTCAGAACCAGACTTCGGTGCCGCAGGCGAACGGGCAGAAAAAGCAGTTTTTCAGCCTCGCGCCGACCACGCAGCCCAACCCTTACGGTGGCATGAATGGCAGATAACCGTTACAAGCAGGTTCAGGCGTTCAACGCGCCGACTGCATACGATCAGCAGATGGTCGAGGCTCGTCGCCGTCGCCGGATGGCTGAAGCCCTCGCGCAACAGGCGTATGTCCCGCAAGATGTGGGCGTTGCGCCTATCCCTGCCGCTGCACCGCTTGTGCAGGGCTTGCAGGCGTTCCTGTCTGCCCGTGCAGCGCGTAAGGCTGACGAGGCCGAGGAGAAGGCGGGCGCTGCTGCTACGCGCACCGGGGCGGAGTTGGCGCGGTTGCTGACGGGCGGGCGGTTGCCGGAAACCGAAGCGGCGTTGACGGAGGTTACGCCTGCCGGTCGTATCGGCCCCGCAAAGGTCGAGGACTTGACCGAGGTTGCGCCTGCCGGTCGCATCGGGACTGCGCCTACGCAGGACGATATCATGCGCCTTGCGATGACTTCGGGCGGCGTGGCTGCGATGAAAGGAAACCCGCTGCTTGCGGCGAGGCTTGCGCGGACGATGGAAACCCCCGATGCCGAGGAGTATTACGCCCCCGTTGAGACTACCGAGGGGCTTGTGCAGTTCGGCAAGCGTGGCGGCAAGCGTGCAACCGGGATGCAGGCACCGGAGCGGCAGAAAGCCGAGGCGATGTCCGGTCTTGGGCGGTTGATTGCCGAGCGTAATGCGCTGCCCGAAGGCGACCCGAGGCGGGCTGTTTACGATCAAGCGATTGAGAAGGAAACGCGCATTCCTGCGGGGTCAAGCGTGAATATCACGAACATCCCGCCGATGAACGAAAATCAGGCTAACGCAGCCGGGTTTGCGGACAGAATCGCCAATGCTTTGCCAATACTTGAGTCCACTTCGCCCGGTCGCGGCGCAAGATTTCTTGAGGATACGCCGCTGTCTTTAGGCAACGAGTTCTTGTCTGCTGAAGCGCAGCAGTTTTTTCAAGCCGAGCGCGATTTTATTAATGCTAATTTGCGGCGTGAGTCAGGCGCGGTTATTGGCGCTGAAGAATTTGTTAACGCCAGACGGCAATACATCCCGCAGCCGGGGGACAAGCCTGAAGTGCTGGAGCAAAAGCGCAGGAACCGAGAAACCGTGCTGCGGTCAATGGGTCGCGCTGCTGGCCCTGCGTATCAGGCTGCGCCAATCGCCCCGCCGACCGCCCCGGCTGCGCCGACTCCCGGCAAGGCTCGGCGCACCGCTAGCGGCGTTTCGTACTCGATTTTGGAAGATTGACGATGCCCACTTACGAAATCGAAGGCAAAAAGGTTAAGACGGAAAAGCCGCTGACCGATGTAGAGATTGAGGAGATTGCATCCTCTATCAAGTCAACGGCCCGTGGCGCGGCGATGCCCACGGCTGCTCGGGGCGCGCTGACTTTCGCGCAAGGCCCGACGCTTGGCTTTGCCGACGAGTTGGCGGGTGCATCGGCGCTTGGGGCGCTTGGTCAGTCGTATGCGATGGGCGGCACCGACACGCCCCCGAGCCGTGCGGATTACACCGGCCCGCGTGATGTGGTGCGCGGTGCCACGCGCAGTTTTGCAGAACAATACCCGATTGGGTCAACCGTGCTGCAAATGCTTGGCGGCGCTGCGCTTGGCGGCATTGGCGCTGCTAGATCGGCGGCGCTGACCGTTCCGCAGCGACTTGGGCAGGCGCTAAAGACTAGCGCTGTTACAGGCGGCGCGACTGGCGCGGGTGAGAGCGAAGCGGAAACGCTCGGCGGCATCGGGCTTGATGCGCTGACCGGCGCGGGAACCTCTGCCGTTCTCGGCACCGGGGCGCAGGGTGCGGGCATGGCTATGTCTGCGGTCGGTCGCCGTGGCGCTGCGGCGGTGCGGGAGCGGTCGGCAGAGGACTTGGCGCGGGAGAGGTTGGCGCAAGTGTTGGCGCGTGAAATGCCCGACAAGATGCAGATGCAGAACGACCCGTTTCAAGCGTTCGCGCAACGGAAACTTGGGCGACTTGGCGAGGGTGCGCCGCTTGCTGCTGTCGGCCCGCAGACGGTCGGGCAGATTGACCTGCTTGCCTCCATGCCGGGTACTGCCGCAAAGCAGTTGGATGTGACGCGGCGGCGCATCGCCTCGGAGCGCGGGCCGGTCATTGAGTCTGCCGCCGAAAGGCTGCTCGGGGCGCAGGGTATGCCGTTCCGCGCCACGCTGTCGGGGTTTGCACAGGCCAAGCAGGACGCCGCACAGCCGTTTTATGACCAGTTGCGCGGCACCTCGTTTGTCGCTGACGATGGGCTTGTGTCGCTGCTTAACCGCGCCACGCGAGCGCAAGGGCCAGCGCGAGAATTGGCAGAGGTGTCCGGCGAGTCGTTGCCCGACTTGTCGCAGGTCAAGCCGGGAATGCCTGTTCCGTTTGAGGCGCTTGATCGGATTAAGCGTGCGCTCTTTGACATTGAGGAAGGGGCGCGGGGCGAGTTTGGCAAGGCCACGGAGCGTTCTCGGGCGTACGGCGGACTGCGTAACGAACTAATTGAAAAACTTGACGAGTTATCGCCCAAAGACCGTGCGGGCAATTCTGTTTACAAGACGGCGCGTGACACTTTTGCGGGCGGCGCTGAAATTGAAACCGCCATGCGGCGCGGGTCTGAATCTTTGCGGCTTGGCGTCGAGGACTTGGGCGAACTTGTTAACGGCATGAGCCGTGGCGAGTTGGACGCCTTTCGGCTCGGCGCGGCACAAGCGTTGCGTGACAAGATTGGTACGCAGTCGGGGCAGACGCAGTTGCTTAACGCATGGAAGGAGCCTGCCTTGCAGGGTCGCCTGCGGCTTATCTTTGGCAACAACTTCAACGATTTTCGGCGCGTGCTGCTTGGGCAGGAACGGGTCAAGTCGGTTGAGCGTGCGGGGCAGGGGTCGCAGACCTTTGCGCGTCAAGAAGCGCAGCGCGACCTCAACGACTTTATGGAAACCGTCGATGTAGCGCAAACTGTGCAGACGGGTAATGTGCTTGGCGGTATCCGTGCGGGGGCGCGTCGGTTGCAGATGCCGGAAGCCTCGCGCAACGCCCTTGCGCGGATGCTGTTGCTTCGCGGGTCTGCGGCGCAACAGGAGATTGCTGACGCGCAAGCCTTCCGTGACGCGCTGGCTCGTCGCCGTGCGCGTGCGGCAGGCACTACGGGCGGCGCTGCGGGCGCTGCCACGATCAATCAGGAGTAACCCATGAGTTTTAACGGTTCCGGCACCTTTGTCATCAACTCCTCCGGTCAGCCGGTAGTCGCCAATACGGTAGCCTCTGCGACCGTCTTTAACGCCTTCACCGCCGATATCGCCACCGGCCTTTCGACCTGTATTACGAAAGACGGCCAGACCACGCCCACGAACAACATCCCGATGGGCGGGTTTAAGATTACTGGCCTCGGTGCAGGGACAGTTGGCACCGATGCTGTCCGTCTGTCGCAGTTGCAGGCTGGTACGTCGCAGTTGTTGGCGGTGAGCGGCACGGACACGCTGACGGCGTTGGGTACGCCTACTGTGACGGCGTATGCCACGGGCAACCTCTTTTACTTTGTCGCTGCGGCGACCAACACCACTTCGGTCACGCTGAACGTGGACGGCCTCGGCGCAAAGGCTGTGACGCGCCACGGATCTACGGCGCTCGTCGCGGGCGATATCCTCACGGGCGAGGTGTGCCTTGTGGTGTATGACGGTACGCGCTTCCAGTTGCTTAACCCCGACTCGTATACCAATCTCAACGTGTCTGGCAATCTCACGCTGAACGCCGGAACCGCCAACGGCGTTGCGTACCTCAACGGCAGCAAGGCGCTGACCTCCGGCTCGGCGCTGGTGTTCGACGGCACGAACCTCGGCATCGGGACGAATTCGCCGGGAGCGAAGTTGGAGGTTAACGGCAACATCAACATTCAGTCTACAGGGCGCATCGGATATCTAGCGCAAACCGATATTGCAACTGTCTCCGGTGCGACAGTTCCTAATTACGGGATTGGCGTAGGCACGTTCACAGGATTTGGCGGCCCCGGTGTCGCAATTTCTGGCTACTACGGACTGCTCTTCTGCACAAATTCCGCAGAGCGTATGCGCCTCGACAACAACGGCAACCTCGGCATCGGGACAAGTTCGCCGGGGGCGCTGCTGGATGTGGCGGGTAACGGCAGGTTTGGCGCCAACAATCAGGTCAGGCTCGGCAGCGGAGTTTTTGCGGCCAACCTCGCCTCCATCTCGGCGTCGGTTGGCCGTCTGGACCTCGGCACGACTTCTGCTTCGGACATTTCATTCTTTGCCAACAACACCGAGCGCCTTCGCATCGAAAGCAGCGGCAGCATCCGTGCTGGTGCAGCCGCCGCCCTCGCCACGACCGCGACGGATGGCTTCCTCTATGTTCCGACCTGCGCGGGTACGCCGACCGGAACGCCGACCGCCATCACGGGCATGGCACCCATCGTCGTCAACACGACCAACAACAAACTCTACTTCTACAGCGGCGGCGCGTGGCGCGATGCCGGGCCGTAACACACAGGAGCGCACATGGAACTCACCCTCAAACTGACCCGCGACGAAGTGCAGGCCATCCTGCAAGTGCTTGGGCAGTTGCCGACGAGCAGCGGCGCGTGGCCTCTGGTGGTCAAGATTCAAGCACAGGTGGAAGATGCAGCCGCCTGATTGGAGCGACACAAAGGAGCGGCGACTGCGCGAGGTAGAAAGCCGGTTGGGATCGCATGAGGATGTCTGCACGGAGCGTTATCAGCGCATCCGCGATGACTTCAGCGACTTCCGTTCATCGCTCGCCGATGCCAAAAAGGAAATCAGTAACACCAATCACCTGTTGGTAAAACTTGGCGTTGGGCTGCTTGGCGGCATGGCGACCATTCTTGCCACAATCGTATTCTTCAAATGATTTACCTTTCCGCAGGTCATTTTCCCGCAGCCCCCGGCGCGGCGTGGAAAGGCTTTGTCGAACATCCCGAGGCAGATAAGTGGGTGCGCGAGTTACGCGGATACCTTGACCACGCTGTTATAGTCCCGCCGATGGAGTTGGGCGCAAAAATCCGGTGGATAAACGAGCGGTGCGCCCGTGATGACTACCTCGTGGAAGTGCATTTCAACAAGGCAGGGGATAACCCATCCGCGCACGGTGCCGAAACGCTTTATGCGCCGGGGTCGGCTAGGGGGCTAGAGTTTGCGACCGATCTACAGCGCGTCCTCGCCCGGTACTTCCGCAATCGCGGGGTAAAGGAGGGGTGGCTGCACGGCGACCCGAAAAAGGGTGCGCTCGGCCTACTCGCCAAAACCCGCTGCACAGCGGTTATCATTGAACCGGAATTTGTTTACCACGCAGCGCGAATTAATGAACATCGCGGGTTGTGCTGCGCGGCCCTTGCCACCGCGATGAGGAAACATCAATGACCGTTGAAACCGAAGTGACGAAGAAGGATTGGGTGGTCGGTTCGCTCAAGTCTAAGACCATGTGGTTCTCTGTTGTCCTGCTTGTGCTGTCCACCGTGGCGCAGTATCAGGCCGCGTGGGAACCGCTGCTCGGCGCGTGGGGGCCGCTGCTTGGTCAGGCGATCGCCGTCGCCGTGGCTGCGCTGCGCCTTGTGACCTCGACGCCCGTCGCTCACAAGTGATTTGGGTACGCCTCGCCATCACGCTTGTGGTGGCGGGGTGCGCCCTCGCAGGGGCGTATGCGTCATATAACTATGGCGTAATGTCCGAAAAGGCACGCTGGTTGCGTATTAGTGTAGAGGTCGGGAAAGATTACGCCCGTGCCGTCGAGCAGCAACAGGCGCGAATTGTGACCCTAGAGGCTGACCTTGCCGCAGAACGAAAGCGGTTCAAGGTAAAACGAGAGGAGGTTATCCGTGTCATATCGACCGACCCGCCTAGTGTTGAGTGGGGTGCTGTGCGTATTCCTGACCGGGTGCGCGACTCCCTCGGTGGTGCAGCAATGCCCGCCGATCCCGGTGGTTCTGACGGAGCCGTGCGACCTGCAGGAACCGAAACTAGAGACTAACGCCGACCTCGCGTTGGCTTACCTTGACGCGCTGCAATGTATCAGCGCCACGCATGACAAACTCCGCGCCATTCGGGATATTTCGTCATGCCGCGCAAAGTAAAATACACGCCGGTTCAGATATCGGACGGCGCGTGGTACCGCATCCGTGGGTATACGCACCACGAGTGCTGCGATTGTGCTTTGGTTCACAAGGAGGAATATCGTATGAATGACGGTCACATTGAGTGGCGCACCTCGCGGGACGAAAAGAAAACCGCCAAGCGGCGCAAGGAACTTGGCATCAAGGTGTCCCGTGAGGCGTAAGGCGTCCGACGAGGCGATGCTTGCGGCTGTGGCGCGGCACGGTGGAAACCGGACAGCGGCGGCGCAAGAAATCGGGTTGAGCCTGCGGAACCTGCAGGCGCATCTCGCTCGGCTGCGTAACGAAAACAAGGCGACCGAGGAAAGCCTTGTCTTTACGCCTATCCCTGACGATGATGTGTCGATAGAGGAACTTGTTGAGCAGCGCAAGCGCAAGTTTGCCCACAAGCGCGACCACGAGGAAGCATCGAAACTGATACCCGTAAAGGTAAAAGGTTCGCTGCCGGTCGGCCTCCTTCACTTTGGCGACCCCCACGTTGACGATGACGGCACGGACATTGAGGCGCTAGAGCGTCATACGGCGCTCGTAAACGCCACACCGGGGCTTTTCGCCTGCAACGTGGGCGACACTACGAACAACTGGTGCGGGCGTCTGGCGCGGTTATACGCCGACCAGACAACGAGCGCGGCGCAGGCGTGGAAACTCGCAGAGTGGTTCATCGGGCGCTGCAAGTGGCTTTACATGATCGGCGGCAACCACGATTTGTGGTCAGGTGCAGGCGACCCGCTCCGGTGGATTGCCAAGCAACAGGGCGCGATGTACCGGGCATCCGAGGCGCGTATTGCGTTGCAATTTAGCAACGGCGCAGAGGTGCGGGTAAACGCTCGTCACGATTTCGCCGGGTCAAGCATCTGGAACCCCGCACACGGCCCGATGAAAGCGGCCATGCTTGGCACCCGCGACCATATCTATGTCGCCGGACACAAGCATGAGAGCGCCTACAGCGTCCTCAAAGACCCGGTGCAGGGTATCACCATGCACACGATCAAGGTGGCCTCATACAAGGTCTACGACCGTTATGCGCGGGATAAGGGGTTCCGCGACAATGCTCTTTCGCCTTGCGCGGTAACGGTTATCAATCCCCGCCTACCGGCCACGCATCCGGACATGGTGAAGGTGTTTTGGGAACCGGAGGAAGGCGCGGACTACCTGACCTATCTACGCCAAAAGGTTAAGTAATCGGCAAAAACTTAACAGGTCTACGACAACAAGTTAAGTAATCCCCAAAACGTTAACACGATGGCGGTGCAGACGAGTAGGGACTGAAACAGCCCCGAGATGACTTTGTCGAAATCAGGGGCGTTCATCGTTCCTCCACGCTGACCCCTTGCAGGCGGGGTATTGCATCCATCCGTTCCAGTCCTTGTGCGAACACCATATCGTGCCGGTTCGCCGGGTAATCTCTGCCGACCAGAAACAGGTATCGCAAATCACGCCAACAGCCATACGGACAGCCCCGCTAAAAAGGCGATGATAACCCCACGGGTGGCGTATTCGGCTACTTGATCCCAACGGCTCATTTGCTCCCCCTCGCACGGATGGCGTCGGCGCACCGAAGTTCCGCGTCTGACTGCCTGTACCACCCATCAACCCTCGACTGCTCTCCGCGTTTGTCACACACCCGCGCACACGCCTCCCGCTCGGCCTCGACCGCTTCCGCAATCTCGCGCCGTCGGTTCACGCACAGGGGCTTCTGGCAGTCGGGGCCGCAGGTGTGGATGGATTGTGCCTCGCGGTGGGCGATGACGAGGGCGGCGAAGCGTTGCAACGGCTCTTCAACGCCAGTCAAAGCCCATTCCTTACCGCCACACAATTCGTCCGAAACTTGATTGTAAATCCTGATGATGTCCTCGCGTGTCATGCCTTGTCCTCCTTCGTGATGCCGTAGTGCCGTTCGGCGGCGCGGAAGCCACTAAAAAAATCTACGGATGGCGACGGACTCCACCACGGGGCGCTTGCCGCAATTACCTGCTCTACCGTCGCAGGCTCCCGCTTGGCCCACCCCCTCGCGCCCAATACCTCAGCCAGTACATCGGCCTCGGCCTCGCCCGCAGCGATGCGCGAGTACGCAGTCTCCAGCCAATGCGAGCCGATGAGGTAGCCGGGGTGTACCGGCTCCCGCGTGGCGTCCGGCTCGGGAAGCAGTCCCTTTACCTGACCGGGCTTGACCCTGTTGGCAACGCGCTCAAGCGCGGCTTCGTTGTCCTTCGCGGAACAGATGGCGTCCGGCTCCGCGAGCGCGGCGACGAGGGCGGCGAGGGCGGCGAAAAGTTTCTTGCCCGAGGCCAATGCTTGCCGGATCTGCTCGGCTTCGGCGCGGGGCAGGGTGATTGTGTCGCTCACGGCTTCACCTCACGCGCCCGAAGCATGGCGTCGGCGCAAGCGTAGGCAATTTCGGCGCATTTGTGGAAAGTCGGCATATCAGGGTCAGCGGTCAACCCCGCCAACGCCTGCCCCGCGAACCAGTCGCGCAGGGTCATGCCATCTTGCTCCGTGCAAGCGGTTCTTTCTGCGTTGCTGAACGCTGCCGAGCGCGGAAACGCCGGGCCGCCGTCGTTGATCGTACTCATATCGTCGTCCTCCTGTGTATAGTCTTTAACGACTTTACCGCAAATCTTGCGCCTGTGGTAAAGATAAATCCGAAATGGGTTAATCGTCTCGGGATAGCCAAAGCAGGTACCCCACCGCAACTGTAATGGTCAATACCCATCCCCCGGCGATAATCACAATCGCCGCCTGTACCGCGTTATGCAGCGTCAAGAGCGTTCTCCGCAATAGCCCTTGCCGCAGGGTCAGGAAGCCGCGCAATCGCCTGTAATGCGCTCGTAAGCCGGTACACGGCCGCATCTGCCTCGCGGATAGCCTCTAGGTCGGTCACGCGCCACGCCTCAAGGGTCGCCACCTCGCGTTTTAGGTGGGCAAGGGTGCCGACGATGCCGTTATGCGTGGTAATCAGCCCGTGCAGATCGGCTAACGCCGCCTCCAACTCCCGGTCGGTGAGTTTCATCGCGCCTCCCGCTTCGGCATTTCCGCGCCCTGCATCAGATACGCCGGGGGCAGGTTGTCGAGCCTGACCGTGGGCTTACCGCCGCCCTCAACCCGGCTGATTTCACGCTCTAGCGCCGACAACCGGAGCCGCAAGGTGCGCCACTCGTGCCACAACTGGTCAAGGTGGCTCACGCCGGGTTCTGTGTTCATGCTGCTGCAAGCCTCGTAATGTCGATGACGCGGGTGTTCTGGGGGTCGTAGTCGGCGGGAGCGCCGGTTTCCCAAGCCTTGTCGTACTTGATGCTGCCAAAAATCTCAATGCTTCGCATTTCTGGCTCGACCGGCTTTGCCACTACCAACACTAGCCCTTTCCCATACTGACTGCGCCTAACCGGGGCTTCGGTTCGCGTTCGCAGGCGCTTGACTTCGATGTTTGTCCCCACATCGGCAACGCGGGTTTTGAAATGGTCATGCTGCGCTGCAGTCCACACCGACCCCGACCAATAACGGTTGTAATGCTTCGCCACGGCAATTTCGCACACGCAAGCCGCTACCTGTGCCGTGCGGTCATCTTCCATCCGGCTGCGGTCGTAGTGCGCCGCATCTTTTTTGTTCCAGTTTGCCGTGAAGCGACGGATGCCAACATGAGCAGCCCACTCGTATTCCCACGGTTCAAGGTCAACAATCACGCTCACAGTTTGTCCTCCTTCAACAGTTGGTTAATCGTCCTCGCCATGCCTTCAAGGTGCAGCAGCCGTACATAGTCGCGGTCGAGGTCAAGGTGCGCCCGCCGATCAATAGCGTCGTGACAGGCCGAGCATGACCACGCGCCTAGCAGGTCAGGTGCCTTCAGTCCCATGCCGCTGATACCCGCGATACGCACATGGGCAAGCACCACCGTCTCGCTGTTGCAGTTGCAGACCTCGGGGATACGCACCATGCAGCCCCGGCCTCGCGCTTCTTTACGCAGGTTGGTCATATATCGGTTCCGGTAGCGGCCCAATGCCCAAGTCCATCAGCCTGTTTTCGATGCCGTGCAGGTATTCGGTGAACTCGGCTGCGGTCATGCGAGAAGTGCGCTTCAAGGGGCGCAGGCGTTTCTTGCCGAAGCCCTCTAGCGTTTCCCACCCCCACACCTCGCCCAAGAAATATTCGTGCAGGTCATCCCGCGTCCACCCCGCCAACGCTTCGCCGCCTGCCTCCAAAACCATCGGGTACACGACACCCCACAAGTAAGCGTTTTGCTGATTCGTGCGGGGCTTCTTCCACTCGGCTACTTCCACCGACCACACACGGTCAGGGGCAAGCCCCTGAACCATGCGCGTGACGGCTGCTGCCATCGCGTCAGCGGAAGTGCCTTTGGGGAAAACGCGCTTCATCAGAACGGCAAATCAGCGTCGTCAAATTTGAAGGGCGTCTCGTCCATCACCGGGGCGCGGGTCGCCTTCTTCGGCGCACCCTGCTTCGGCTCAAAGCGCAGCGACATAAACTTGTCGCCGGTTTTCTGACTCGCCTTGATCCACGCGCTGATGTTCAAGTCCACTCCGTCAATGACAGCAGACCCGCGATAGTCGGGGCGCTTGTCGTTGTCGCCCTTGTCGTTTTTGAACAGGACGCCGCGATTGTTGTTGTCGTACTCTTTCACAGTTTCACCTCTTGCAGTTTGGAAATCTTGTCGCTCAACTCGGAAAGGAACTTGGTCACTTCGGCCTCCAGTTCCGCGATGTGCTTTTCATCACGCGGCACACGCTTGATAAACAATTGAAGGTGCGCCGGGAGCCGGGGGTCGTAGGATGCGAAGTCGCACCACGCCGCAGCCGTGCAAGCCATCTGCCATTGCATCTGGATGATGTATTTCCCCGGCACGGTATCCGTGAGGATGTATTCCAGATGGGTCGCGGTCGCAGGACACTTGAACTCGACCAACCCCTCGCCAGACCCGCCAATGCGCCCGTCAGGGGACGCGCCCGATCCCGCAATGATAGCGTGGTCAATGAACCCGACTTCCTCGACCAGTTCGCCCGTCTTGGCGCTGTAGGCGGCGCGGGCGTTCGGCTCCTGCTCCACGCCCCACTCCATCGCGGGGCTAGTGAAGGACGATGCCTTCTGCCCCGTCAGCCGTTCCACAACGAGGTCAGCCATGTAGTTTGCGCGTGAGGCCGCAGAGCCGCTTTTGGTCTTGGCGACCACATCAGCCACGCGGGAGGCCGTAACCTTGCCGAGCCGTGCGGCGAACCATTCGTCGGTGCGCTGTTCCATCAGGCCAGTTCCTTTTTGCGGGCGGTGAAAGCGTCCATGTGGACGGCGCGGATAGCGGGGTCAAGCGACTTGAACAGGGCGACGAGCGCCGCCGAGTCAGCCGCCGCAGAAATCTGCGCCAACACCTCGGGGTTAGGCTCGACCTTTTCCGATTCGGGCAAGTCCTCGCCTGCGTAAATGTAGAGGCCGAGGCCGTGCATCGCAATCGCTTTGGCAAGGCACCGCATGATGGCGGTATTGATCGCGAAAGCATCGGGGTTGACGATGGCGCGGTTCCGGTTGTCCATGACCGGCAGAACGCAGGTCTTGGTGTTGCCCTTCACCTCGACCGATACCTTGACCATCGCGGTGCCGTCCGGCAGGAACATCGCAGGGCGGTCGGCCCATTCATGCGCGTTCCACCACGCGCCGGGGTCAATCTTCAGCACCTCGGCCCACGCCCACGCCCACGACAGATAAGACAGGTTGCCTTTCTTTTCGATGTGGTCGTTTACGTTGATTTTCAGCAGTTCGCTCATTTGAACATCCTCTTTGCCTTTTCGTTCATTTCGCGCAGTTCCGCAAGCAACTCGCGGTGCCGGTCGATATCGGCCTGCGTCCACTTCAGGAACACCAGTTCTTCGTAGTACCGGCGCTCCTCGTTTTCCTGTTGCTGCCGCCCGTCATCCACGTTGCACCTCCTCAACCGTGCAGCCGCCATCGCCGCAAGGCACAAGCGCGGCGGCAATCAGCACAAGCGCCACAATCAGCCCAAGCAGGATAGCGGCTCGGGTCGCCTCGTCGCGGCTCACGGCTTCATCTCCTTAATCGCGTCAATGGCTTCCTGCGCGTGGCAATCAGACGCCCTCGCCGCCGCCCACGCTGCCACCCCTGCCGCCGTATAAGCCGCCCACGCTGCCGCCTCCGCTGCCGACCCCGCAGGCGCGGCACGGTAAGCCGCCCACGCTGCCTCTTCCGTGCGCTCCTTGAGCATCGTCGCCCACGTTTCGGCGTACTCGGGCGCAGGCTCGTGCGCCTCCAGCGCCGCCCACATTTCGGTCAGTTTCGTGGTCATCGCGCCACCCGCTGCGCGTCCGCGATGTAACCCGCAGCGCGACGAAACGACACGGACGCTTGCCGCGCTTCGCCAACCCACGTCCCCATCCACTCGGCTGCGTCAGCCAAAGCGCGGGCGGCGTCAGAATCGACGTTCATCGCGTGACGGTACAAATCATCCATGCTCGACTGGTCGCGGTGCGCCATCGCCCGGTCGAACGCCGCGCCAAGGTCGCAAGCCTCGGCAAGCGAGGTCAGCGTCTCAAACTGCGCCCACAGGTCAGACCCGCGATGGTTCAGCGTCACGGGGTCAACGCGCAGGGCGAGGAAGGCAAGTTTCATCGCGGCGAGTTCCTGCTGCACAGCCTGCAGGTTGGCGTTTTCGGCCAGCAGGTCAGCCATTGATCGGTAAGTCATGGTCATCCTCCTTTCATTGCTCCTGAAAAGGCGGGGTGTCAGTCCCCCGCCGGGGAAGGTTAAACGAGGGTCGCTGTTGCAACTGCACTCAACAGGTTGTTCCAAAGGTGGTCGGGGACTTCGAAAGTGTCCTTAAACCCCAACTCCATCAACATTTCGCGCATAACGTGCGCGTCGTGGTCGGTGGCATCGACGCCCATGAGTTCGGCAAACTGACCGTCGGTTGAAGTGCGAATGTTCATGTCGTTGTTCCTGTCTGTGGATTGATTCGACAGGGATAGGTTATCAGAGTCTTTACCCGTTGCAAGCGTTTTCTTTACCGACTGCATCCGAAACGGAATGATTGCCTTTTACCCCTGCCGGGGGTAAAGTCCGGGGGTTTACCTTACGGAGTACCTATGGATATCAAGCCTTTTTTCGACCTGTTGGGCAAGCAGAGCCGCGTAGCACGGGCGTTCGGCGTTACGGATGCCGCTGTGCTGAAGTGGCGTCGTGACGGGCGCATCCCGGCGCACCGTGTCGAGCGCGGAGCGGCGATTCTGGCGGCTGCTGCGCTACCCGAGGGGTGCAGTCTGACCCCGCCTGAAACCGCTGTAGAAGCCTCTGGCGCGATCACGGCGACTGCTGTAGAGTGACCCTACGGGGCGGCTCTGTCCGCGCTGACGCTCCATCCTCCCGCCAGCGGTGGCAAGACCACCCGGAGCCGCCCCACCTCCCCCTAGAAACGA